AAGCTGGATATTGTAACACAACATCAGCAATTGATGCAGTACAATTTAAAATGAGTGCTAACAACATAGATGCTGGAGATATTTGCCTTTACGGAATACTATAAACATGTTAATTAAACACAAAGGAGAAAACTATGCCAAGATATCATAATATAAATGGTAACAGAGTACAATTTACAGCAGCTGAAGAGACAGCTAGAGACAACGAGGAAACAGCTTGGGCTAATGCTGCTCCTGCTAGAGCTTTAGCGGATTTAAGATCTAAAAGAGATGGTCTTTTAAAAGCGTATGACTGGGAAATTTTATCAGAACTTGAAAAAGGTAATGCTATATCAGATGATATGAAGACTTACAGACAAGCTCTTCGAGATTTACCAGCTGGTAAAGATACTGTTGCTAAATGTACAGACGCTACGTGGCCAACTAAACCATAGTAGAGCATAGGATCACACTATGTTACAGAAGGTTAAATTTGCACCAGGATTTAATAAGCAAGTCACATCAACGGGCGGCGAGAGCCAATGGGTTAATGGCGACAATGTTAGATTTAGATATGGTTCACCTGAAAAAATAGGGGGTTGGGCTCAATTAGGTTCTGTTGATATCACTGGTCGAAACACTGCTATTCACCATTTTGTAAATACATCAGGTATTAAGTATGCAGTTCTTGGTACAAATAGAATATTGTACGCTTATTCTGGTGGTATATTTTATGACATACATCCATTAAAAGCTACAACAACTTTAACATCAGCGTTTACTACAACTAACGCATCAGCAGCAGTTACAATAACTTTTGGATCAGCGCACAATATAAATAAAGGTGATATTATATTATTAGACAATTTTACAAGTATCACTAACTCTAACTTTGCAGCATCTGATTTTAATGATAAAAAATTTCAAGTAACAAGTTTACCAAATTCAACTTCAATAACCGTTACCATGCCTTCTAATGAGGCAGGATCTGGAGCAAGTACATCTGGTGGTATTAGAGTAAAACATTACTATTCAGTTGGACCTGCAGTGGAAGTTGCATCAACTGGTTGGGGACTTGGTTCATGGGGTGGTCAAGAAGCTGGAACATTTACATCAACTTTATCATCAGGAATTAATACATCGGTTACAACTTTAACAATGGCAAGTGCATCATCTTTTCCATCTTCAGGTACAGTTATTATAAACCAAGAAATAATTACTTACACAGGTGTAAGTGGTAATACTTTAACAGGTTTGACAAGAGGAGCATCAGGTACAACAGCAGCAGTACATTCATCAGGAGACACTGTAAGAGATTCTTCAGGTTATGCTGGTTGGAATACAGCGGTATCAGGAGATGTTGTTACAGCACCTGGTTTATGGTCATTAGATAATTTTGGTAACAAACTTATTGCAACTATAACAGGAGGTGAAAGTTTTGAATGGGATTCAAATCCTACAGCTGCAAATAATACTAGAGCAACAATTATAACAAATGCACCAACAGCATCAGAATTTAGTTTGGTATCAACACCAGACAGACACTTAATATTTTTTGGAACAGAAACAACTATTGGAGATAAAGATACACAAGACCCTATGTTTATAAGATTCTCGTCTCAAGAAGATATTAACTCGTACACACCTAGTTCTATTAATACTGCAGGTACACAAAGACTTGCAGATGGATCTAAAATCGTAGGTGCTATTAGAGGAAGGGACGCTATCTATGTTTGGACAGATACAGCATTATTTATTATGAGATTTGTTGGTCCTCCATTTACTTTCTCATTTCAACAAGTGGGTACAAACTGTGGATTGATTGGTAAGAATGCAGCCGTAGAAGTTGATGGTACTGCATATTGGATGTCAGAAAATGGTTTCTTTAGATACACAGGTAAACTAGAATCATTACCATGTCTTGTTGAAGATCATGTATTTGACGATATTAATACAACTCCTAAACAACATATTAACGTTGGTTTAAATAATTTGTTTGGTGAGATTATGTGGTTCTATCCTAACTCTGGATCAGGCACCGTTAATAGAATGGTTGCTTATAATTACTTGGACTCAAGTAATGAAAGACCAGTATGGACTGTTGGCACATTAGCTAGGAGCGCGTGGCGAGATTCTGCAGTATTTGGTAAACCTCATGCAACAGAATATGATTCAGATGGTACAACAGCTGCAACAGATTCTAATCATGTAGTAGGTTGCACCGATGGTGTATCAACATACTTTGAACATGAGACAGGTTTAAATCAAATTAAAGAAGGTGCTATTACTGCAATCACTGCAAACATTGAATCGGGAGATTTTGATATAGGTGCTGAAGGAATTGGTGGTGATGGTGAGTTTATGATGAAAGTTAGAAGAGTTATACCAGACTTTTTATCACAAACAGGAGATGCAAGAATAACATTAAATTTAAGAGATTTTCCAAATGACACACAAGCAAGTTCTACACTAGGACCCTTTACAGTGACAAGTGGTACACAAAAGATTGACACCCGTGCTAGAGCTAGATCTATTTCTTTAAAAATAGATAACACAGGTACAAGTCAGTTTTGGAAAGTTGGTACATTTAGATTAGACATACAACCGGATGGTAGAAGATAATGGCTAGAATTGTACAATCACTTACACAACCAAACGCAGAGTATGATCAACAAATACAACAATCATTTGTTAGAGATGTTGATGGTATAGTACAAAAACTAAATACTACATACCAACAAGATTTAAAAGACGAAGCAGAAGCGGAGGCATTTTTCTTTGGCTAATTCATTTATAAATAAAAAAGTAGACTTAACTACAACAAGTGCTACAACGTTATATACAGTGCCAACTGCTACAACTGCTATTATAAAATCAATACTAGTATCTGAGGATTCTGGTAATGCGGACACTATAACAGTTACAATAACAGATGCAGCTACTGCTGTATTTAGTGTATTTAAGACAAAAGCAGTGTCAGCAAATGCAACAATAGAATTACTTACAGCACCTTTAATCTTAGAAGAAAGTGAGATATTAAAAGTGACTGCGGCAACAGCCAATAGACTACATGTTATCTTGTCAGCTTTAGAATCTAAGCCAAGAGACGTTGTAACATAGTCTTGATTTATCTCTTAAAAACAGATAATAATATAAACTCAGGTACAATCCCTGCTTTAACCAACAGACAAAAATTATGATATCAAGAGGACATATGCGTAGACAATTAAGAGCTAGGGGTGGCATCACAAATGCTAGACAAGGATATGGTATTGGTAGTTGGGTTAAAGAAAGAATTAGAAAAATTATTCCAAATGAACTAGCAAGTGTTGCAAGTAAGGCAGCACCGTTTGTGGCTATGCTACCAGGTTACGGGCCACTAGCAGCGGGTATTATGCGTGGTGTTGGAAGGTTTGATAAAAGAGGAAGTATAAGTGATGCACTTAAACAAGGTGTTGGAACTTATGCAGGTGGAAAACTTTTTGATAAAGGTATGCAAGGTCTTGATTTAAGAGGAACAGATGGTTCTGCATTTAAATCTTTAAAAGAATTACCAAGTAAAATTATGGAAAAAGGTAGTGATTTTATTAGCAAAGGAATTGATACAGTAGGTAAATCTGGTACAGCTTCAGAAATATTAAAAGGACAATTACTTGTAGGAGGTGGAACAGCTATAGCATCTTTTATAGCAAGTCAGTTTGCAGAAGACCCACAACAATCTGGAGAAAGTTTTTCAGAATACATGGCTAGAAGAAGACCAGTAGTTGAAAAAAATTTAAAAATGTATCTTGGACAAAGTAATCCAGGTATGTCACAAGAAGATTTAGACAGACTTGTTCAACAAAATTTAGCAGAATACACTGCGAGTGCTACAGAAGGTGCTGGTGGTTACAACAAAGGTGGTAGAGTTGGTTTAGCGAATGGTAGTGGTGGTATTAGTATGACTAATACTCTTGCACAGAACAGAGCAATTAACAACGCAAGACGAATGGCTAATCAAGGAGTGTTACAAGCAGCAAGAAACAGGATGATAACTCCATCAAGAATTACACCATCACAAATAACTCCATCACAAATAACTCCATCAAGAATTACACCATCACAAATAACTCCATCAAGAATTACACCATCACAAATAACTCCATCACAAATAACTCCATCAAGAATTACACCATCACAAATAACTCCATCAAGAATTACACCATCACAAATAACTCCATCACAAATAACTCCATCAAGAATTACACCATCACAAATAACTCCATCACAAATGGTAAATAGTCAAATGACAAATACACCTGTTGGAACTGCTACTCCAAGTGGAGTAATAAGTGTAATGCCACAATTAAGTAACAACAACTCACCTACGAACAATTTTTATACACCTCCCGGAACAAATCCTTACGGAATGGTTGCAAATACAGGTATACCAAGAGGACCTAATGGTGGGTATATAATAGACGGTGTAGAGTACATGAGCGAACAAGAAGCAATAGATGCTATGGGTTTAGAAAGATACAATCAATTAATGTCTAAGGGCGGCAGGGTTGGTTTAGCTGAAGGTAGTAATGATATGATTTTACCTATGAAGAAACCAGAGGTGGAAAGAATGTTAACTTATGAAGAAGCTAAAGCTTTGGATCCTCAAATGTTTGTAGACACTACAACTTTTAATCCAATACCTGATAATGCTGCTGAATTAGCAATAGATGAATTAGCAAGAGTTATTCTTGGTACAAGAGGTTCAGACAAAAACTTTATGCAGAATGAATATATAATACCTACAGTAAAAAAAATATCAGAAAATTATGGTTATAGCGAAGCTGAAATTGTTAAAATGCTTAAAGATCAAATGATGACATATTCAAAACCTAAAAAAGAAAAAATGAATAAAGGCGGTCTTATGGGTTTAAATAGAACTGGTTTTGATAAAGGTTCTAATCCTGTTCTTAGTCTAATTGAAAAAATATCCCCTTTGTTTGTAGATGAAGACGGTGATTATAGGTCAGGTTTACAAAAAGCAAGATTAGCTTTAGCAAAACTTGTAACTAAAAAAGGGTATGATTTAGGTATTGGTGCAGAATGGTATAATAAATTAGATGAAGATACACAAAAAGAAATTCTTTTAGAAAAAATTAAATACAGAGAAATGAACCCTGATAATGATGAAGAGAGAAGAGAGTTTACAATGAGTGATGGTACAATTAAAAAAGGTGCACCTATGTATCCTAAACGTATAACAGAAATGCCTGTATACGATGAAGCAGATGCAGGAAGATTTAGATATGGAGCTGCTATGAACAAAGGTGGCCTTATGAGATTAAATTATATGATAGGTGGCGAAGCTAAACAAATGGAAGCAGGCGCACCACCAATTATATATGAAGGTAATATGGATCCGAATGCACAAGCAGGATTACCATCAACACCTGGACCTATACAAATGGCAGAGGACGGACCAGAATTTGATATGAGAGAGAATGGTGGATTTCAACCATTAGGTAGACAAGAGGGTAAAGATGATGTACCTGCTATGTTAGCCAAGAATGAATTTGTAATGACAGCAGATGCAGTCCGAGCAGCGGGCGGCGGGAGTATACAAAAGGGAGCACAGAAGATGTACGACACAATGAAAAAACTAGAGAGTAGAGTATCATAATGGCTATAACAGAAACAAGAAATTTACCACCAGAATATATTGA